AACTTTGATCCGGTCGTCAACATGGCCGCGATGAAGGGCAAAGCCGACGGCGAACGCGAGATGGCAGAGATACTGCACACCGCCGCCCGAGGCGGCGACGCCAAGGCGGCGCTAGAGATACTGAAGCATCAACACGGCTGGGTCGCCAAGCAGGCCATCTCAGTAGAGATCGACCAACGCATATCCATAACCCAGGCGCTGGCAGAGGCAGAGCGGCGCGTCATAGAAATCATAGATGCAGACCACAATCTACCAACCTGAAGACGAACAAGAACTCATGGCCCGGCTGTGGAGTCCGGCGCTCAAAGACAACCCATTAGCGTTTGTGCTGTACCTGTTCCCCTGGGGGCGTAAGGGTACGCCGCTGGAACACTTCACCGGCCCGCGCAAATGGCAGCGCGAGGTGCTGCAAGATATTGCCGACCATATTAAGAAGAACAAAGGCGTCGTCGACTACTCGGTATTGCAGGAGGCAGTGTCCAGCGGACGGGGTATTGGCAAGTCTGCGCTAGTTAGTTGGCTAACTATATGGATGATATCGACGCGCATAGGCTCGACAACCATTATCTCGGCCAACTCGGAAAACCAGTTACGCAGTATTACCTGGGCGGAGATAACTAAATGGCTGGCTATGGGACTAAACAGCCACTGGTTTGAGGTAAGTGCCACCCGAGTAGCCCCCGCAAAATGGTTAACTGAATTAGTTGAGCGCGATCTGAAGAAGGGTACTAGGTATTGGGGCGTAGAAGGCCGATTATGGTCTGCTGAGAACCCGGATGCTTATGCTGGTGTGCACAATTTTGACGGTGTGCTGGTGATTTTTGACGAGGCAAGTGGTATTGACGACTCGATTTGGTCGGTCACTGGTGGATTCTTCACGGAAAACACGCCGAATCGTTTTTGGTTGGCGTTTTCTAACCCACGGCGCAATACGGGGTACTTTTACGAGACTTTTCACTCAAAAAGGGACTTTTGGGCGACTAAGGTGGTGGATGCGCGGACGGTGGAGGGGACGGACAAGGCGGTTTATGAGCGGATCATTGCGGAGTACGGGCCGGACAGCGCCCAGGCGCACGTTGAGGTGTATGGTGAGTTCCCACGGGCGGGGGATGACCAGTTTATACCGTCGGACATTGTGGATGAGGCGATGAAGCGGCCTAAGTACAAAGATGGAAGCGCCCCCATCATTATTGGCGTTGACCCGGCGCGGTTTGGGGCGGATGCGACTGTGATTGCGGTCAGACAGGGGCGGGATATTGTTGCGATCAAGAAGTACCGGGGGGATGACACCATGACGGTGGTGGGGCATATCATTGAGGCGATTGAGGAGTACAAACCGACGTTAGTCGTAATTGATGAGGGTGGTCTGGGGGCGGGGATTGTGGATAGGCTGAAGGAGCAGCGGTACAAGATCAAGGGGGTGAACTTTGGAAACAAGTCTAAAAACCCGATAATGTATGGAAATATGAGGGCGCAGATGTGGGGGGATATGAAAGCGTGGTTGAAATCTGCTAGTATTCCGCACGATAGGTTTTTGAAGACAGACCTGATTTCGCCCTTGATGAAGCCTGATTCACGGGGTACGATCTTCTTGGAGAGCAAAAAAGAGATGAAAGCACGGGGTTTAGCTAGTCCAGATGCTGCGGATGCTATCTGTGTGACGTTTGCTTTCCCTGTGGCGCATCGGGAGTATCGTGAGGCGACCCCTCGCAGGTACTCTGACTATTCGGCGGTGTCTACAGGTTGGATGGGTTCATGAAAAAGAATGTATCTTTATCAGTCGGACGGGGCGAGAAGTTGCCGGTCAGCAAGGGTGCGGGTCTGACTGCCAAGGGCCGAGAAAAGTACAATGCTGCTACTGGCTCTAACTTGAAGGCTCCTGCGCCTAACCCCAAGACCAAGGCAGACCAGGGCCGCAAGGATTCATTTTGTGCAAGGATGGGTGCGGTAGCGGCTAATGCCAAAGATGGCGAACGCGCCAAGGCTGCTCTTAAACGATGGAAGTGCTAAACATGAAAACAAGCAAACCCGGCCTCTATGCCAACATTAATGCTAAACAGGAGCGCATCAAAGCTGGCTCTGGCGAGAAGATGAACAAGGTTGGCAGCAAGGCAGCGCCTACTGCCAAGGACTTCAAAGACTCTGCCAAGACGGCTAAGAAGAAGTAATGGCTGACTACACGGGTATCAACAAGGTCGGTCAGGTTGCCAATGTTGGCGGGGGGCCGGGTGAGAAAGACGACCAGCGCGATATGTTGGCGACGATGCGCTCACGCCTTACTATGGCGGTGGATGCCTACAGCGACTCGCGCAGCAACGAACTGGATGACTTGCGGTTCATGGCGGGTAGCCCGGACAATCAGTGGCAATGGCCTGCTGACGTATTGGCAACTCGCGGGGCCGTCCAGGGGCAGACCATCAACGCCCGTCCTTGCCTGACTATTAACAAGTTGCCGCAGCACGTTCGCCAAGTCACCAACGACCAGCGCCATAACCGTCCAAGCGGTAAGGTTATCCCTGCCGACGAGATTGGCAATACGGAGATGGCGGAAATCTTCAACGGCATCGTGCGGCACATTGAGTACATTAGTGACGCCGACACGGCTTACGACACGGCTTGCGAGAACCAGGTTACGTACGGTGAAGGCTATATACGTGTTTTGACTGAGTATTGCGACGAGAACAGTTTTGACCAAGACTTGAAGATTGGCCGGGTTCGGAATTCATTTTCGGTGTTTATGGATCCCGCTATCCAAGACCCATGTGGTGCGGATGCGCGGTGGTGCTTTGTCACGGAGGACGTACCCAAAGACGAGTACGAGCGCCTGTACCCGGATGCCGCGCCGATTAGCAGCTTGCAGTCCCTTGGCATTGGCGACCAAGACTTGACGCAATGGCTGCGGGACGAGACAGTGCGGATTGCTGAGTATTTCTACGTAGAGTACAAGCCTGAGACGCTGAACCTGTACCCCAACAACATCACGGCGTTCAACAACACGCCTGATGACAAGCAACTGAAGGCACTCTACGGCAAGCCGCTAAAAAACCGGGTTGTGCAGCGGCAGAAGGTTTGCTGGGTCAAAACCAACGGTTACGAGGTGCTGGAGAAGCGCGATTGGGCTGGTAAGTACATTCCCATTGTGCGCGTGGTTGGCAATGAGTTTGAGGTTGACGGGCAGATTTATGTCTCCGGTCTGGTGCGTAATGCCAAGGACGCCCAGCGGATGTACAACTATTGGGTAAGCCAAGAGGCCGAGATGCTGGCCTTGGCGCCCAAAGCACCGTTCATTGGCTACGGTGGGCAGTTTGAAGGGTATGAGTTGCAGTGGAAGACTGCCAACACCACCAACTGGCCGTATCTGGAGGTCAATCCAGACGTTACAGACGGCGCTGGTGCTACTCTGCCACTACCCCAGCGTGCGCAGCCACCAATGGCGTCTAGTGGCCTTTTACAAGCCAAATCTGGCGCTTCTGAGGACATTAAAGCGGCCACGGGGCAGTACAACGCTAGTTTGGGAATGGGCGGCAACGAGCGCAGCGGCAAAGCTATTTTGGCCCGGCAGCGCGAGGGTGACGTTGGCACTTACCACTATGTTGACAATCTGGCTCGGGCCATTCGCTATGTGACTCGCCAACTGGTGGACATGATCCCCAAAATCTACGACACCCAGCGGGTGGCTCGGATTATTGGCGAGGATGGCGTTACCGACATGGCAAAGATTGACCCGTCGCAACCGGAGCCGGTCAAGCGGATTGTTGACCAGCAGGGCATTGAGATTGACAAGATTTACAACCCCAACGTCGGCAAGTACGATGTGGTGGTGACTACCGGCCCAAGCTACAGCACCAAGCGGGTGGAGACTCGGGAAGAAATGTCAAACCTGCTGCAAGGCAACCCGCAACTGTGGGCTGTGGCTGGTGACTTGTTTGTCAAGAACATGGACTGGCCTGGTGCTGATGAGTTGGCTAAACGGCTGGCTAAGACCATTGACCCCAAACTCATGGGTGATGACAACGACCCAGCCCTGCAAGCCGCCAATATGCAGATGCAGGCTATGGGTCAGGAAATGCAGCAAATGCAAGAAATGCTGCAAAACGTCCAAAATTCGATGGAAGCGCAGACGCTGAAAGTCAAAGAATTTGAGGCCGAGGTCAAAGCATACGATGCTGAAACTAAGCGTATTAGTGCGGTGCAGGCCGGTATGACTGAGCAGCAGATTCAAGACATTGCTATGGGCGTGGTTGCTGCGGCAATGGAATCGCAAGGCGGTCAAATGCCGGATATGCCAGAGCAGCAAATGGACGTTGAAGGAGCCATGCAATGACCGCCGCGCAACTGATGGGCATACTGTTTTTGGGCCGTAACGTGGCCCATTCGGTGCATTTAAACACCCGCAGCTACTCCAAACACATGGCGTTGAACA